TCTTTCAATCCACCGTAATCAGCAGCCCAATTACGTGCGTCTAAATCGTTTGTACCGAAATAGAACTTCATGCTGAAACTATAACCATGAATTAAGTTACAATGGCTATCAGCACGCCATTGACGATAAGCGCACGGGAATGCGTCATGGTACTCTTTAGTACTTGTATATTTGTATGATACGGGTTGCATATATTTCTCCTATGTTAATTATAGCATAGGGCGCAGAGTTTGTATAGCGGGGATGAGCCCAAAAGACCGCTTTGTTTATTTACCTGCTAGTATAGTGTCAGCAATTAATTCAGACCAATATAGAGATTCTTGCGTCTTGATTCTAAAGTCATACTTATCCGGTGGTATGAACAGTTTGTTAGTATCTTCAAACCTACCTTCTTGAATAGTATCTACCCAAACTGTCCAATGTGCGTTAAAGTTCTTACGCATTTCAGGGATAGGACAAATGAAGTCACAAATGACATAATCAGTGACCATTTCGTCTGCTAACTCACGCATACGTTTGCTTTGGCGAATGCGACCTTCAATTGAAAAGTCCCAATCATCAAACTGTTTACGTACATCATCAGCATTTAACCAACTAACACTTTTCTTGGCATTCTGCAAACGTTCAAGTACATATTGTGCTAGATATGTTTTGCCGGCACCAGGTAAACCCATGATTAAGATTCGTTCTGTCATTTTAGTAAACTCACTACCATAAGATACTTTTCGTATGCATCACGTGCTGCGGGATAATACAAGCGAATCTTTGCTTCTTCGTCTTTCATTTCAAGGTCATCAACTAATCGTTCTAGTTCTTCTACCGGCAATTTGACAGTTGCCATCTTAACAGTCTCATAGTGAATATGAAAGGGTTGATCCATTGACATTAGATTATACGGAATCCTGTCAATTCGTTGTTGATAATCAATGTGGATATCTTCAACTCTATATCGTTGTATAAACATCGTTTGGTTAGGCATTTTTATCTTTCTCTGCTTCTGCTACACGCTTGCGTAGTCCACTAGAACTAAACGAGTGGTCACGACTATTAAAGATATGACTGATACCTTTTTGACTACCTTCTGCTCTACCCGTAAAGTCTTTGCTTTGATACTCTACACCTAACACACGAACATCAATTGGTAAGATAAGAATCAAGTCAATGAGGTCTTGTTCTGTTTCGTACACAACAATTTCATCGACATAACGACACGCCGCCAATTGAATTTGTCGCTCCACCACGGATTGTACTGGAGTGTTTTTCGTGTCAGGGCGGTCAATAGTTGGGTCGGTCTGTAATCCGGCAATAAGATAGTCGCAATGATTACGAGCCTCACTAAGCATAGCGATATGGCCTGCGTGAAGTAAGTCAAAAGTGGAAAACGTGATTCCAATTATCTTTCCTTCTTTCTTAAGTTGTTTAATCTTGTTAAAAATCATCTGGTAGTATCTCTGCTAGTTCATCGAACCCTTCACCTACTGTATAATGATACTCTTTACCAGCATGATGATACACAGTAGTCCAAGTTCGTTGGTTGTTGCTCTCACTTGATGGCTCAATAAGATTGAACACTGTAAACAAATGTTCTTTCTCTTGACCTTCAATGATGCGTTGCTCAGGGCCTTGAATTTCACGTAGCCACTTTTTAAGTGCAACGGGATCGTTTCTCAGTCTTTCTAACAATCTATCCGATGCTTCTTTTAGTGCTTTTAGTTCTTTAGAGTCCGCCACATTACCCTCTGCTCATTCTCTTTTAAGAATTCTTGTTCATCAGCAAATGTAGGAGCTTCTTTCATAATGTCATCAAGCATCCACTTGAGTTTATACAAGTCTTGCTTAATACCCCATTGAATGAATCCATCATTCTTTGGATGATGTAGTTCTACACCTGCCATATAGATTTGATGATGTACTTGATTGTAGTCCATTGGTTTACGAAATCCCATTTACTTCCCCTTACAGTCGCAGTTACGACCTTGATTGCAATCACCTGTACAGGCACTATCCGGTGTGTTCTTTATAATATGAAACATGAACAAGCCCATTACGCAAAATAAAAATATGTAGGCTGCTTGTTCAAGTATCATACCGAGTAGTAAACTCATGTTTGATAAAAATTCAATCATTTGTGACCTTGTCTTGCGATGCTGAGGAACTCTGCTCTAGCAGCTGGGTCAGTTTTGAAGCCTCCACCAAGACGTACAGTGACGGTGCTTGAGCCTGTATCTTCGACACCTCTTGACTTAACACAGTAATGCTGTGCATCAATGAGGACTGCAACGTCTTCGGTGTCAAGAATATATTGAAGGGTGTGAAAAATTTGTTCAGTAAGTCTTTCTTGAATTTGAGGACGCTTTGAGAAATACTCAACGATTCGGTTGATTTTTGATAGTCCCAGAACTTTCTGCTTTGGGACGTAAGCAACAGTTGCAAGACCGTCGATAACAACAAAATGATGTTCGCAATTGCTTTGTACCGACACATTGCGTTCAACAACCATTTCGTTGTAATGCATCTTATTATCCACTGTGGTGCATTTTGGGAATGCTTCATAATCTAGTCCCCAGAAAATTTCATTGACGTACATCTTAGCAACACGCTTTGGTGTTTCAATGAGACTATCATCAGTCAAGTCTAAGCCAAGTGTTTTCATAATATCAGCAAATAAAGTTTCGATAACTTCGATTTTGCCTTTACGGTCAATGATTTGACCTGTCTCTTTGATTGGAGTTTCGACACCCATTTTAACTAGGTGTTCGTGTACGGCGAAGCCCAAGGTTGGGTCGCATTTTGTTTTGTTGTATGACATATAGAATCCTTCCTAACGCGGATATGAAAATTGGAATGTGCTACCTTTGTGTAGCACATGTATTTATCACTTGTTTACTTGCTTGCAGCTTTTGCTTCTGCTCTAGCTGCCTTTTCAGCAGTGATTTCGTTTCGGCGTGCTTTGATTGCTTTTGCCATTTCTGCTAACGCTTTACGAGCACGAGTGCCTGCTGCCGCATTACCCTTTTCAAACTTTTCATGTTCTGCTAGGTATGCTTCTAGATGTGTGTTAATTTCATTGTGTGCTGACATTTTTCTTTCCTTTAGTTTTCTTTGTCGGTGTAACAGTTTGTGACTGTTCATATGAAGCAATTGCTTCTGTTACTTCCTTTAGAAGTTGTTCATCATCCCAAATAAGTTCAGTTGAACCATCTTCAAAAGTCTTTACGGTCAAGTGTGTACCTTGACTAATCATCGGCCAACCACCTGATGGTTCGTTAGCTAATTCTACTGCGGCTTCTACTTTCTTTTTACGTGCCATTATTTTGCTCCTGGATCTTTAGCGAGTCCTCGCCAATGTGTTACTGTATGGTCTAAGAATGTAAACTTCTTACCATCCCACTTTGCTTTATTAGGATGAGGGAAGTTAATTGATTCTAGTGTTTGAATCTCATAGAAACCTTTACGTACTGGGTTGATTTCAACAGGGAACCAATCAGTTAGTTCTGGTTCTTCTTTTACTAACGGTTCAGTAGCGAAGGGCCACTTAGCAGTTTCTTTTGTGTTAGCTGGTGTCGGTCCCCAAGGCCACTCTAAACCCTGTGCTTGTAAATCAAGAACTTCTCTATGTGATTCATTGGCTAATTTAGCTAATTCTTTCTTTGTTAGCTTGGGTTCAGGCAATTCAATTGTATGCACGAGTGTAGCAGGGTCAACTGAACCACTGTACTCTTTACCGGTATCTAGATTAGTAAGTTTCAATGAACCTGATGTGAAATAGAATTCACAATCATCTTGTGACCAACCTAATGCTTCTACACCTTCGTAATAGTTTTCTTCCCATGCTTCTTCAAAGGCTTGTAAATCTTCGTCTGTGCAGTTACGACCTTTTTCAATTTCTGACCAGCAACCATCAGTCAAATCAACTAATTCCCAACAGTTGTCATTTTCAATACAACCAAGTTCATAGCCATCTTCGTTTTTTAGTTCTTCGTATGTGAGTGGCATAGTGTCAGATTCTACTGTGAATGTACCCCAGCGATAACCTTCTTCACGGATGATAACCTTATCACCGTTGTACCAGAATTGGCGTTCTACTGAACTTTTCTTCCACTCTGTTGTAATTTCCCATGTTGCCATATTACTCTCCTAAACGTTTCATCATTACATATTGGTCGTACACTTCACTCATGGGTGTTTTATCCCCAAACAACCATGCGATACTAGCAGTGACTTTTGCTTCTGCTATTTGTTCTTTATGTGTGTTTGGGAACTTACTCAATAAAAGTGATTCCCAAAGTTCATCAGTATTTTGATACACGTGAATGCTTTCTATAATCGGTAGACATACGAAGGTACTGTTCACCCTTCCCCTCAATTATATCACAGATGCGGTCTATAGTCAAGTTAGTGTAATCACTGAGTTTGCCCATGTTCTCATGTGGTCTACTCAATAACTTTTCTAATTTGTCCAAAGCATCTTCTATTGACCAGGGAATATACATACGTTCATGGTCGTTACTAAAAGTTTCAGGGAAAGAACGATAAGCAGGATAAAGTACATTACATCCCAGAGCATCGGCTTCACTGACTGTGTTGGAGACCCAATCCTGTAAAGCACAATTAAAAACGACACGGCTATCGTTAACCACAGCATAGTAATCATTCTTACTCAAATCCTCATAAATTTTTAATAACCCTACTTTTTGCATGTCTCTGGTGCGTTCCATGTAACTATCATTATTGCTCTTTAACTTAGCACCACTACAGATACAGAATTCAACGCCGCTGCCGGGATGACGCTCAATCCATGCTTCAATCAAATCCATGTAGAAGTCTGGTTGCTTTTCTTGATCCCAACGTGCTGAGAATACAACACGATGCTTTCGTTCATGGAATGGTCTGATAGTACTAACTCTTTCTTGTACTTCACTCTTACCAAACGCAAGACCGGAGATATTATAGATTGGGGCTTCCCAGCCTGCAATCTTCATGTGCATGACCATTTCTTCGTTAGACGCAAGGATAGCACCCCCACTCTGGTTGACAGCCTCACAAACCATGCGTTCGTAGCTGCCCATCCATTTGGACATTCCCCATACGTGGACAAAATCATCAGGATCGATAGACTGCGCCAAACATCTAACAAAAATCTTTGGACGATGCGATTGAGGAACTTGATTAAGAATATAAGGCAACGACTCAAAGCCCGGTTGAAACATGTCTTCAAAGTATATAACATCGTCACTTGTAACCTTGCCCTCTTTCATCATCTTAACTAAGTTCATTAGTTGAGACATACCAAAGTAACTACGACCATGGGCATCTAGAACCTGACCTGTTACAATCTCTTGGTCTGCTGATAGTGTTTCACCACCTATGATTTCGTAGTTGATACCACGCTGTTCAAACACACGTACATTCCACTCAGTCAGTTGTAGTGTGTATCTTGCTTTGTAGGGTTCAAGACCCATGTAATATAGTTTACGCATCTTTTCTCTCAATATCTTCTTCTACACATTGCTCACCATATTGAATCTCTACAATCTTGCATGGCTCGTCAAATGGATTTGATAATTGATGCCATTCATGTAAAGGTACTCTATGTTGACCATGTGGTCCTAATGTAATAGCAGGTAAGTAATAACCATTCGGCATCATTGCATTCACTACACACTTACCACTCGTAACATGCCAATATTCAGCACGAAACTTATGACGTTGCAAACTCAAATTCTTACCTGGATCTATTGTTAGTTCTTTAACTTTAGTTCCATCTACTTCATGTAGTATACGATAGTAACCCCATGGACGCAATGTTTTAGGTGACTTCCATTTATCTAGAATCCAACTAGAGCTATTGATTTTGTTATCTCCACCGACACCGAACTCAAAGGTTACGTTGTTTTCTTCCATTTCAGGAATGTTGTGTGGTGTTCTATCTCCGCCGTTAGCAAAGATAATTTCAGCATTAGGATAATCTTGTTTAACACGTTTGATAGCATTGATACTTGAATCATCGCTATCATCGTATTGGATAGTTTCATCTACCATTGATAGATTACCAACTACCATCATTCGTTCGTAGTAAGGCATGAAAGGCTGACCTTTCTTACGGGTCAGCCATGCGTCACTGTTCAACCCAACGATTAGTTTATCGCCAAGTTGTTTTGCGGCTTTAAAGTATTCAATGTGACCGCTATGTAAAGGGTCAAAGCCCCCAGTGACCAATACTATTTTCATCTACGAGTATCTTCCGCCCATTGATCCTTTGCCCACTTGCCAGCAAGATTTTTCTGATGCTGACGATATACGAAATTACGCATATCATAGAGGGTTGATTCATCGAACTTATACCCGAAGTCTTGGCAGAATGTCAAGTACTTTTCCAAATCTTCAAAGATTTGATTTACTCGGGCGTTAGGTTGGAATGTAGGTTTTGCCATTTTATTTCCTTTTAAATAGCTATTGTTAAGTTAGGTTGTTTACGATTGTAATAGATTGTGGCACCGTTCTCACCGTCTTCGGAGACGGTAATCTCAATGTCACGTTCGGGATATCGATGTGCGATTTGATTGTATAAATCATCGCTCAACATTTCACAACTTTTGTAATCCAACTCTAACGTACCTTGAGAATATAGATTCTCTAGCCAGCGTTTGAATTGAATAAACTCAATATCCCTGTCGTTGTGAAATACTTCAATAGACACATTGAAATGAAAGATGTGTCTATGTGGAGTTCCTAAAAAGCTAACGTCATACATGTCACCTGTTTTTAACGCAGGGTCTGTTGCCGCAGCCGGATAGCAATGAATGCCTTCCTTTTGAAATGTTACGAAAATTGTACGCTTTGCTGCCTTAGCAATTCGAATGCGTTGTTCTAGTAATGCTTGTTCTCTTTGTTCCATATTATTCTCCTAATGCTTCTGTCATTGCGTCATCACTGTCAATAAGTTCTTCATCGTATTCAGGTTCTGGTTCTTCAACTTCAAATAGTTGGTCAAACATAGTCATCGCATTGACAGTTTTCTTACCACTGATACCTTGTGAGCCTGATTGAAATTGCATCCAGTACTTACTGTGATAATCGATTAAATCGATTGCCTCTTGCTTTGTTTTCTTGGAGAAGATTTCGTCAACGACTGATGCAAAGAATTGGTTACCCTCAAACTTATGTACAATCATCTTAGGGACAATACCTTGTTCATATCGGCGATTAGCCTCTTGAACTGCATTCATGTGCATCCAAACGTTATGCGACTGAATCAATGTGTAACTCAAAGTATCCCAACTGGTTTTAGTTTCTTTTTGATGTGCTCCTAAGAAGCCTTGACCTCTATAACACACATCACGAAGTAATAGTTTATCAGTTACAGGACTGTCTGTAAATGTGTTATGGACGCCTTCTGCTAAGACAGCATCACGGAACTTGCGTTGGTCACCACCGGGTTGCCCTAACTGAGGCACACCATACTTTTTACCATCGACAGTCTTTTCCATTTGATATGACCATTTCTTGTCATGCTCAATTGTAGTATTGAAGTATGCCAAACCCTTAGCCGCACTGTAGAATGGGCTAGCGCAGTCAAACGTGATAACTAGTTTTGGGTTATGATACTTGCGAATTGCTTTCTGGATATCAGTAAACAAAACAGCATACTCTAAGATACTTGTGCCCAAACAGTGAATCAAGTCATGCTTACCTTCTTGTAATAAGCCATCAAAGATAATGTCAACTAAACGGGTTAGCATCAAGTGAATGTCAATCTTATTCTGACCTCCGAACGCCCATCCATTAAAGTGATTCTCTGGGTAGATGTTTGGATCGCAATACTTCTTCATTTCAGCATACCAATCTTTTGATTGTGTATGATTACGACCTTGCAATACGTTTAGAAACTTACACTTACCACTGCGATTCTTAACAAAGTATTCGTTGTTAATATGAGTGGCAGTGATAGCTTCCTCAATCGTACTGATACCGTGTGCTGATTTACCAGTCTTTGGGTCTTTGATGTGAAACGTAGTCAATGACTGTGATGGAATATCTAAGCACATACCATAGTCCATGTATGTATCCATCCATGTCAAAACTTGCTGACGCTTTTTCATGGCACGTGGGCAGTTTGGATCTTTCCAGTCAGCAGGCCATTGGCACTTTAGAATCTGGAAACCACCAGAGTCACCTAACATGAATGTACCTTCTTCACGTTCACGAATGATAGATTCGCTAGGATCATCAACTGTTGTATCTAGGTTAGCATGACCAGCAGAGTACAGACCCCACTTGTATGTGTACAAACCTTCTTTACTGTTTAAGAAGTTTAGTTTCTCAACATCATTGTTAAAGCCCGCAGGGATACGTGCTTTATCAAAATACGGTTCGCCCTTACGTTGCTTACCTAAGCCAGAAATATAGAAGCTACTGACTGCGGGTAAGAACAATGCCCACTCTGGGTTTTGTTTTGCTGATAAGTTATCTTGTTCCATTAAGGTATCATTGAAGGTTTAATCCCATTGTCTCCGGGACTATTCAAAAGAGTTTGCACCATTTTGATTTGTTCTTGTTTCTGTTTGATTTGATCCACTAAGTCTTTGATAGCAGGATTTTCTTGTGCTTGCTTTTCAAGAAGTTGTTCTTCATTCCTCTTTTTACTAGCCCAATCAAGTAATGATTGAGCTTCGTATGACAATTCAACTGTTGCATAACCGCTTACTAGTGATACCCAATTACTCCCATCAAACACTTTGATACATTGACTATCAAGGTCGTATCTCATATCACCAGACATAAAACCATTACTGCTAAAGTTCTTGTTGACGTATGTAGACGGACTACCACCTGTTACAGTGAGATATCTGCCACTTGTGTTAATTCCGTTCAACATATTACTTTGTCTGCGCTGGGAATAGATATTGATATACTGCTAGACCTGAATCAACCGTAATCTCTGCTGCACCTTGGTCACTGATACGGAATGTCTTGTCACCCGGCAAGCTAAGAATAGCTAGAACTTCTTGTACGGGCCAGTACCATGTCTTGCCCAATGTACCGGTAACACCTGCTTCAAAAACAAAGTTACCGCTGTGGGTAGAAACGTCACCGAAGTAAATCTTCAAGTCACCGTTTTCGACTTTAGTGCAGAATGTCTTTTCTTCACTGTTGGCACTTGCTTGCTTCTTCAAACGCAAGATGCTTGCGACTGAAGGTTCGAATTCAACGTTCCAGTTAACGCCTTTGAACTTAACGTCTTTAACTTTTTCTTCAACGATAGACTTAGCCATCAAACGATAGTCGTTAACGAAATCGTTGTTCTTTGTAGCAAAGTGAATTGTGTCAGGAACTTTAACTCCATCACGATCCTTGCGATTCAACGTGATAACTGAGCTATCATCGTAATCATCGAAACCAAGAATAGTTTTCAACTTACCTAAATTAGGCATACCGAAAACGCCTTCGAATTCTGCGTTAGGTTGCACTAGCGTACCAGTAACAACAACTGACTTATCTTCGGAGACTGCGTTAACAACTGTAGTTGTTTGTGTACCTGTAACTTTGATTAGGTCAATGTTACCTAAGCCTGCTGTGTACTGAATAATATTTTGTAGTGTGTCTTTCATTTTATGTCCTTATAAATGTATTTAGGAATACTTAGTGTGTATTATAGTGGAAGTCTTTACGTTTGTAAACATTTAGTTTACCCGAATGTAAACAAATCATCAAAGGTTGATTTGACGTTGATGTTGCTCTTAATGTCCCAATCCAAGACGCCAAGTAAGTTTTCAACCTTTTCGTCAACTAGTGTAGATTCCATAGCATCATCATCGAATGGCAAGTCTTTGAACCATTGTGGTAGTCTGAGTTCGTCAGTTGGATATGCGATTGAGTTGAAACCTAGAGCATTTGGCTTGAGTTTACAAACGATAATCTTCATACCATCAACGATTTGCATTGAGTAGTTGTCACCATTTAGTCTACGTAAGTAGTTCCAATTGATGGCTGCTCGTGCATGACCAACTTTACATTCGCCAGTCTTTTCAAACTTGATAGTGTGATTGGTAAGATTGTTAACTGACTTAGGAGAACCCTTAGTCCAACTATCTTGTGCAACCATCGCACGTTTAAACTCTTTCACACGCTCAATGACTTCTTCACGCCCTTTACCTCGTTGAAGTACCATTTCAAGTACATCCATCAAGAATTGCTGTACATACTTAGGAGTATCAGCACGTTTCAAGTCAAGACCCATAGCCTTGATATCACCTAGCGCACCGTCTTTGTCTTTACGCTTACCTTCTTTGTCGAAGATGTTGATAGCATATCTTTTCTTAACGATAAAGATAGCACGATCACCAATCAATTCACGGCCAGCTTTGATAATTTCGCCGTTCTTATGCGGTGCATGGAATGCTCTTCCTAAGAATGCAGGGAAACTTTCGTTAGCTTCATCAGCGATAGAGTCATACAACCCGATACAAGTTTCTTTAGTCCACTCTAGTTCGCCTGAATCAATCTGAGGTTTCAACGCATTGTACGCCGAGAAGTAACATGAGTCAGTATCACCATATACAATCGCATCACCCTCGTGCGTATACTCTCCGGTAACTACACTATTGATTTGGCTCATCATGTGCTTAACAATCTGACGACCACTTAAAGTAACTGATTGACCAATACGCTTATCGTAGAAACGGCAGTGTTCGTTCAACAACGCACCGTAAGCTGAGTTAAGTAAAATCTTACGAACCAATTGACGCTTATCGTAATACTCATACATATCAGTGCCATACGCTTCTTTCGCTAGCTTCTGTGTTGCTTTACGTTCTGAGTACCAACGAGTCAGCAGACCGGGAATCACGCCTTCTTTTTCATAGGTAAAGATTGTACCGTTCGCTGAAAGAATCCAGGGCTTGTGACTATCAAAGACCATCTTCCAGATTTCTGCCGCTGACATAACTTCACTGCGACCATCTTCAAAGTCAACTGTAAGAAGTGTACCTCGTTCTTGGTTCATAATTGCTGTGTACTCTAAAGCACCAAACAAGTTTTCCCATAGAATCGCACCTTTCACATCATCGTCACCTTCTTTGAAGAATTTCTTTTCACGGGCGAGTTTAGCGCCCTTTTCCTTCATGTACTGGTCTGTGAGTGTTTGTCTGACCTGAGCAACGATGGTCTCCGGCGCCATGTTGAGTGCGCGGATTGCTGATGGATAGAGTGAGTTAATGTCAACTGCCCCGACCCATTCGTGCATTCCTCTTTTCGGCGTAGCAACATAGGCACCTGCCGCTTGCTGTTCATCTTCTGCATTTTCACTTCTCCTTTTCTTATCTGGCACCACTAGTCCACGGTCATGCGCTTCGTTCATAATTGCCATTTCAATCATAGCAACTGAACCCATAACAGTGGGTAACAAGACTGTGTTCTCGTGTGCTAGCGCATTCGCTAGTTCCAAGAACTTAGTTTTTCTGTGAATCTTAACCAACAACATAGTATCTTGTCGGTTGTATTCAATGAACTTTTTAAAGTCTTTGTTATACAATGCGTCAAGTGTACCTTCGTATGGCGTTTTGTTTTCACCAACTTCCATCTCACCGATGAAGTCTAGTTTATAGCTGTGGCGCGATTCGTAGTTGTACTTCTTATACAACTGCAAATAGTCCATGTGAATGCGACCAATCAAGTCATACGTAGTTTCTTCTTTACCGAAACGTTCGTATACTCTTGGCTTGGGAAGTTGACCCAATAAGCAGAACTTGCGTGTGTCATCTTTGGACATGACTCGTGTAACTCTATTGACCATATATGGAATATCATAGCCTTCTGAGTTCCAACCAGTCATAACATCAGCATCTTCAATCAACGTAAAGAACATATCGAACATTTCCTTTTCGTTGCGGAAAAGCATACAGTTCTCAAATTCTGCAATGATTTTATTTGCTTCATCGTCACTCATGTGCTTTGGTGGCGTGACTAGAGTTACGAGAGTATCTAGCCAATCCAAATACATAGTAATCGCTGTTACTGGATTGAATGGGTCTGATGTTGGACTGAAACCTTTAACTGGATCAAAGTCTACTTCAATGTCAAAGAAACAAGTGTGTAGTTTAGGTGGCTCGACACCTAAATAGTTTTCTGATAGACAACGGAACACAACGTTCACATCACTCTCGTAAAGACTTTTACCAGAATGAATTCTGCGCTCTTTCTCAAACTCGCTACGCTTGCGAGTACTAAATCTACTTACAGGATTCCCAAACAAACTTCGTTGTTTGCCTTTTGGGTCATCGTAATAAAAAACGTAATTAGCAGGGAACTCGTTGTAATGACGCTTGCCGTCATCGCCGCGTTCTACTACAAAGATGCGGTCTTCATCCCTGCTGTGGATGGCATCGATGTATGACATTAAAGTGTCTTACCTACTGTTTCCAAAATAGTGTTGAGGTCTTCGTGCTCTTGGTTTGCTTGAGTCAAACTTGCTTTATGGGCGATGCGAATTGCTTTCTTTAGAACTGAAGGCTTAACTTCCAATTCCTCTGCAATTGCTTTAATAGTATCAGTCAAACCACCATTCAATGTATCAATCTCGTGCATAACATTCATGCCTTCGTTGATAAGTTGGGTCAATTTGATTTTCTGGTCGCCGCTAAACATTTTTGCTGTCATATAATAATCTCCTAAAGAAGTAGTTATTATATATGAGCTACGCAACAAAGTCAAACTTTTTGCGTAATGAATTTAACCGTTTGTTGGAATAACTTTGATATGTCTTGGGTCAAGTACCGCGAATTGAACACCATCGGTCCATGCCCAATAACCTTCTTCACGTGCATAGTTGGCGATTTCTTCACCGTCTGCGAAGTCGTCCAAGTCATCTGGAAGGTCGTTGTCATCTTCTAAATTAAGAATGTCGTCAATGGGTCCAGTGATTTGTGCCCTAATCTCTGTACCACCGTAACCTCCACCGCTGTAGTTAGTACCTGCAACGTTAAAGAAGATACCAGTGCGACTGGGTCTGAATCCGGTTTTCATAATGATTGCCGCAGCTTCTGGGCTTGTCTCATGTGTCA